TCCACCAGGGGTCAACTCAGGAAGAATTTTAGTATCTTGATCAACGTCAATTACTCCACCTAAGCCTGTCCAAGTACTATTCGCGTAACCCTCAAATTGACTAAGAGAAGTATTAAGACGAATGAACCCATCGGTGTCCGGTGGGCGTTGTGCTGTTGTTCCTACAGGTACTCTAAGACCGCCGACACCGGTAAAGTTACCAGAAACTGATAATAAAGACGTAGCACTTAGGCTTGTTGAGTAATTACCTACTCCTGCAGTAATTGTGCCAGCATTATCTGATCCAACAATTAAACCATTTTTTATACGAAAATCCTTAAGGACAGGCATATAAGTATTTAATATCTAAACAACCTATAAATTAAGTTATGGCATATAAGTCCGAAATTGAACTCACAAAACTTACTGGTATATAATTATTTATCTCCTAATAGACAGATAAATCACCATAATCTTTAATGACCCATCCATGACTCTTAACCAATAAGTCAAATATAAAATCATCAGTCATAGGTTGATTATAATCTAATTCATACACTTGAATATTATTATCTAATGAATATTCACAATCAGCTATTCCAATCCCTATAAAATTTCTAATAGCATGATTTGAAGTAGGGTATGTAATTAATATTAAATCTCCTCTTCTTAACTCTCCTTTTAAGATAGCTATTTCTTTGTTGCTAACTTTTACGAGAGATGTTACAATTAAATTTTGAGGAAAATTATTCTCTGGTTCTCTTTGCTGATATTTTCTAAGATTATTATACCAGAAATCTTCTGGAGTCTCACTCGAATCAAATGGTATCATAATCGTAACTCAACTATTTTTTCATGACCTACAATAACATTTGGATGTACATATATATCAATATTTTTTTCTTTTAATTTAAGACATAATGTTACATCTTCCATAGAAAAGTCTTTTGATGTTTTAATTTCTAAATATGTAGGTTCGAACCACGGGTATTGTAATTGTTCAAATATTCCATGTTTAAATAAAATAAAGCCAAATCCAACATACTCAACTTTAAATGACATATATCTTGTACGTATATCTTCCTTACCAATAAACTGAAATGATCCATTCTTTTGAAAATATTCTTCATCCCAATATTCAACAGCGGCGAACTCTTTATCATTTGCCATAATATACAATCCCGATATTACATTAACATCTTCTTTATATAATAAATCAAAATCAGATGGAGAAAATACTATATCATTATCAATCCACAAAACATAATCGTATGCCATACCATTAAATGGTTGCTGATCAGAACCTTTGGTCGGAGACCCTAGCATACATTTATTACGTACTTCGTATATATTGCGTGAATAGGCGCTACAGAAATATACCTTAAATCCTTTATTGTTTAAATGCTTAATTAAATAAGTTAAACATTTAATAAAATTCCCAGCAAAACTATCTCCCGGACAACATATAATTATAGTCTTATTCATTTATCTTTATAAAATTAAAATCACCTCTTCGAAGATCAACAGTCTTATCTATTAATAAATCTATATTTTGATTTTTTATACGCTGACAGATATCAATATCAACAAACTGTTGTTCAGATTCTGTTGTACTTACATGCGGACGGAACCATGGATATTCTAATTCCTCAAAAACTCCCTGTCGTATAAAAACGAAATCAAAGTCTAAATAGTCAGCTTTAATAAACTCATCATCTTCTGTAAGAGATTTATACCTACCGTCTACCTTTCCAGATATAAATTTATAATTGGAAAATTTATTATATAATTAAATAAATTGAGAAGGTGTAAAGATAATTTTATTACTCAAGAAAACTAATATATCATACTTAATTGTTTGTTGGTATGGTATTTGTGTAGATCCAGACAATACATTACCACCTAAGCACATTTGCTTTGCATAAAAGGCATTACAACTTACATGTTGAGAGATATGATAACGTATACCAGTTTTGTTTAAATATGTGGTTAATGTTATCCAGGATTTTAAAAACTCAGCACTATAGGTATAGTCAAAAAGGTTGAATACAATAGTCATTCCGCTAAATTATTTACAAAGATAATTTAGGAAACCACTACTTCTTCTTAAACTTACTATCTTTATCAATAGCAAAATTAGCTCTACTAAACTCTAAACGATCAACAAATTTAACAGCATTACCTGTTGCATCAATAGCAACATATCCTTCTGGATCTGTTACTACTAAATCTCCATTAGTATCAAATAAATAATTCTTCATACTAACCTCTCGCATCATATTATTATACTTTTGTATAAAAATATCTTTACACTGTTTTATTGCTTTTTGGAATTCAAATACACTATAAATATCTTCAGAAGCATCTTGTATTAATGATAGTAACTGTTCTTTATTTTGTGCAGCCTTAGCTCTACCTGTATCGCTTTTAAGTTTTTCTATTTGCTTGTCTATTCTACCTGTAAACCATTGTACGAACCGTTCAAAAGAAGTTACAGTGTCAGCTAAAAACTCACCAATTCTTATTTCAGTATTAATATATGTGTTTAAATTAGATAATAACTTTTCAGTGACTTTATTAAAGTCTATTCTTAATAACTGCTGGCGAGCGAGCCCCATTAAAAAGTTTACATTTTTAGTTTCTTCATCTGTTAAAGTAATATAACCAGCGTCACTTTCAAAGTAAGCATCCTTAACATATACACCCGGACCGGGATCTAAGTTTGTAACATCAACACCAAACTTTTTAGTCGAAAATCTAACATACCCTTCTTGATCTAACGTAACATCATATTCTGTATGAAATACAACACCAATTTGAGAATTTAATATCTTTTGACCCTCTTCACTAGCGACTGGCACGGCATACACTATAGTATTAGGTTTAAATATTACATGTTGTACTCCATCAATATCATTAATCTCTTTTATCTCATCGTCAAATAAAAAATCACCTTGATAGACAGAATTAAATCGGAGATTTTTAAAATGTACGAATGTTTGAGCTAATTTATCAACTAACCCAGGGGCTTCGGCATGATTTCGTTTAATATCATCAACTGAATAGTTAATTTTAGGTATTTTATTAAAAACAGACTTACTACCAACAAAAAACTTACCATTAGGATCAGATCCTAGTATTACAGCAGGGGCTCCGTCATACTTTACTGTTGAATTAACGGCCCGAGGTGTATCACTATCTAATATTTGTGTTAATGCTTCAAGATAGTTAATAGCTCTCACAGCACCATCATTTTTATCAGTAAGAATAAGCTCCTCAAGGTGAGTCAAGTGCTTATTCGGCCCAGCTGCTTCATATAATAGGAAATATTTTTTATAAGCTAACATTTTCCTTGTCTGTATATATTTACCTTAATCCCAGTAGAATTTTTTAACCATGTATCACAGAACCCTTCTTCAATTAAATATTCTACAATCTTATTAGGAATCCTACCACCTTCAATCATATTATCATCATCAAAGATACCAATAACATAAGGCATAATCTTTACCCTATATCCCATTATCTTTGTATCATATAATCCTAATACCATTTTAACCTAATTTTATTCTAACACCATCAGATGAAATCTCAAATACATACCAGGTGTTTTGATCTATAGATAAATTAATAGTTTGCTCTAAAGTCATATTTTTAATATTTGCATATCGGCACCAATATTTGTCTAGTTTTTTATTTAAATTATCTTCTGAACTCGAATAATTAACAATTACAATATAATCATCCTGATGTCCTTTTATATAATCATATAATACCACACTACCAATAATAATTGCAGGTGACCATTTTTGACCACGCCTTTTTGGCTCTGTTGAATATGTTAATAATTGTTCACCAATATATTGTACTTCATCTGGAGTAAGTACACTGAAATTACTTTTAATTAAATCCATTACTTCAGTCCATTCAACATCAGACTCTACCCCGACTGGCTTTTTTCCTATTGCTTCAATATTTTTGAGAATTCTAGTTGCAGCTCCTTTTGCACCTTTTGTTCGGGTAGATGCTCCAATTATTTTTCTTTGAGCGCCAAGTTCTAATGATTTGCCTTTTACAGTAATAACATCCACATCCCCCACGTCGCCTTTTTGACCATTCCCAATTATACCTAATAAAAATTCTCCATCACCAACTGACGTAGTACCTATCGAATGCTTAAGAGAAAACATCTCTTCAAAAAAATCATCCCCTGATTCTTCAGGCGTATTTAGCCATGAGTTAAGAGTAGGTTGTAATCGTTCTTTTAAATTAAACTGATTTTTTCTTCCTCTAAACAATTTATCTAATTGTACTCCTGTAGTAAATCTATTCTCTACATGATCTGCAAACGTTGTCCAATTAATATCAAATTCTTCTAAAACTGATTTAAATGCTCTATGATAATCTTTAGTATCAAACTTCGAAGTAGTAACTAACTTTTTAATTAACTCATCACCTCGTTCGTTAACTTTGTATATATATTTTGATATTGTGTTTAACCCAGGCTCGTCGACCTGTCCTAATGGAGTAGGCTTTGATCCAGGTGATTGTGCATATATATCTATATCACCTAATTCATTATCTTCAAAAAATGTTTTAAACTGTTTCATATTCCTGATGGATATCTTGGCGGCTTTGGATCATGTGACGGGTCATTTGAAAACAATGCATGTACCAAGCTTAAAATCCATTCATCTACTCCTTTTTTATCTTTCTTCTCTTTCTTCTCTGCGATGTCTTGCTCACCAAACATAAGATCATATGATTGAATAATCAAGCTATTTAATTCAGCTATTGTCTCATCGTTACGTAAATCTTTAAAGGCTAAATTCTCTACAGAATATTCACCCTTACTAGCTAACCCATCTTGACGCATCCGCATTAACTTGTCTTTTAATTTTTTAGCTCTTTTATTAATTAACGCAAGATCATCTTTATCATCGACTTCATTTAAAGCCTCCTTCATCAATTCTACTTCTGTACGAAACTGCTCAGCCTTCTTTTCAATGTCACGCTGATCTATTTCCGGGGGATCGTGAACAGGCTTTTTAATCCATCTATTATCTTGTATACTAAATAGACCGGAAGCCACATGAGGTTCGTGAATATCTTGAAAATATAATTCAATTTCATGATTGTTAAATTGTATGTTGTGTCTTAAATTCCATATAAATCTCTTACCATCTAATGCTCTCTTTACTATAGACTCGTCTTTATTTATATTAGCAAAGTCTAATAATATATGTACATCAAGATCAGAATGATCAGAATAATTAAAATTAGCTAATGAACCTGTTAATTGAATATCTTCAATCATCTCAGGTGTAACATGATCATCTCCCTCTATAAACTCATCTACGATTTTAATTATAGAGTTTAATACCTCCTCATTAAAGCTATCATCTTTCCAGAATTTAGAATGAAGAGTATCATTATAATAATTCTTTTGTTCGAAAAATTGTTTAAATTTAAGCTTTGCTGACATCTATCTAATTATTTAATCACTCTAAAAAATACTTATGAAACAAATCATTTCTTCTTTTTAACCCTATCCACTTTCCAGTGTTTTTATCCTTGTACTTTCTGTGATGCTCGGTGCGCATTACATCTATATCATTATCAATAACGGCTTTTGTAAACAGAGGAAACCCTCTTAACGTACCTAAATTAAATGCAAACTCTATGAGCATTTGTTTCCGTTTAGGGTCTAATTTATTATATACATCAGTACCTATCTCCCTTCTAACTATATTCTCTGCGGCCTGTAAATCGTCAACAAGGAGAGCATCTACTTGTGCATCAGTACGGCCTTGACTGAAATCTTCACCTCTCTTTATTTTATGACCATAACCGAAAGTATCACTACCTCCTTCAGGACTGGAGTGTTGTACCCACACTCCATTGGATGAACGACCTTCAGAAGCAGTATTTTCAACATTCTTTATATACGCTATAAAGCTAGCATCTTGGATAGGATCAACAACAGCTTGCGGGTTGGCGGGTTGAACTAGAGCGGCTGGTTGATCTGTTGTTGGTGTTGTTGGTGTGTACTGGCTACCACCATACATCGCGGCGGCCGCGGCAGCTGTTCCTGCAGCGCGGCGTCCCCAGCTAGACCAATCTGCTTCTTGTAGCATATAATGATCATTATAGTCTGACAATTCCTGAAACGTCATTGTAATTATTTATACAGGCATGACGTGAGGAATAGGATGATACTCCTCTTCTTTATCACATTCCCCATAAAAATAATTATCTAACTGCTCTAATAGTCTAACCTTAGCTACTTGTAAGTCAACTTCATACCATTCGTTCTTTATTTGTTTAGCAAAATGCGCCATTTGCTTTTTTATATTCTGCTCAGCTTGAATATATTGCGGATGTTTTATAGAATATATAACTTCATAGTCTCTAAAGGGTGAACTTGTTTGATAAGACTGTAAGCGTGATTTTAAGTTACGAGTAGTACCTACTTTCAACCAACCAGGCCAGGATTTATTAGTAATAATATATAAATATCCTGATCCCTGGCCGATCACATAAATATTTATATATCCAGAGACATTTTACTAGTTAATAATTATAAAAAATTAAGCGGCTGGCTTGCTTTCCCAAGCTTTTTTCTCTTCATTAAAGTGACGAGTAACATCACCTGTAACTGGGTCGGTTGCGAATGCAGCTTTTACCTCTTTCTTATGGGAAGCTTTATTAACAAACGACCAGCCAGTACCAACAATACTTGAAGTACTACCTAAGATCATAGTGAACGTATCCGTCGATAATGTACCTTTAGCGATCAAAACTCCTCCTGCAATAGTAGCAGCGTGTCGTAAAAGTCCACCTATTTCTTTTTTGTACTTAGCA